ACAGATTCTGCTTTGCACCTCTTGCCATTCTATCAGCAATCGTTCTCTTAAGAGCGGCAGATCTTTGAGTTGCTGGATTTGCTCTTGCTGATGCAGCCGCTGCTCTATCAGCAGCGGTGCCCATTGTATCTCTAATCTCTCTATCAATCTCTTTTTCTAACGCTGCTTGTCTTTCGGGTTGAGCTTCTTTTGCCTTTTGTCTCTGCTGAGCTCTCATCCTATCTCTATAACTTGCCTTAGGTTGTTTACCCGTAGGCCTCTGAACATTCTTTCCTCTAGGTTTCGCTGTGCCACCTTGTCCATAATCAGCAGGTTGTGATCTTCCACCTTGTCCCTGTTTTGTTGCCTGATGAATCATTCCACCAAGACCAACTGCCGCAGCCGCACCACCAAGAATCTTAGGAACCAATGGTGCCAATAAAGGTGCAGCCAATGGAACTGCTTCGGTTAAATCTTTTTTGAAACGATCGTAGGATTTCATTCTTGAACTTTATACTTGTATTCCAACACTATCCTATATAGGAAATCTTTCATCGCTGTCAGTCTCTGTTGTTCCAATGGACGACCTCCTGGCCATACATCAATGGCACTGCAGACAGCACGATGTAGGGTATGAACATCTGTGATGTCTAGTTCCAATGCAACATATGGAACGTCCTCATCATCACCTTCCCATGATCCTTCATACTCATAGTCCATTAATTGTACCCCGCTTGGAACTTGTGCCACTCAATAGAATTCTTGATTTGATAGGTGCGATTTGAAACCTGTTTGAGAATACTATCAAGATAACTAATCATCGTATCGTAATACTGAATTTTCATTGATGCTTCTGAAAGTTTTTCATCTGCATCAAGATACTTTTGCATTGTGTCTTTGTCGCGAATCTTTTTGGGGAATGGATTTTCAACATAGACATCAGGGTCAGCTTTTCCTGAGAAGTATTCATATCGATCATGTCGAATGTTCTTCTTCAGTTGTTCAGCTTTTGCACGTAGAAGAATCAAGTTGTTCATCATCTCATGATACTTAGAATGAAGTTGAGGAACTTTCAGTGATTCTTCGTGGAGATTATCAATATCGATTTTGGAATCTTCTTCCCACATCGACTGAATCATATCAAGGTTTAGAATCATCTAGGATCGCCAATGGTTGGTTTGTTATCTAGTCTAACACCATTTCGATCAGTTATCTCATATATGGTATACTTGAAACTGACTTGTGCGGTGAAGAACGAGTAGTCTCTATCACTCACATCAAACTCAAGAGTAGAGAGAGATGTCGGAAAGACATCCTTGAATTTGACAAGAATGTTTGGTTGATAATTGCTGTTTAGAATTTGTAGTGTCGCATCAGAAGACTCAAAGTATCTTGGATCTGTTCTATCAACATCATTGATAACAGAGTATGGATCTTCTGATTTGAGAGTGTTGTATTGTTCAATGGACTCTGGATATCCAAGACCAGTAATCCACTTATAGATTTGGAGATAGTTCTCCATGTTCTCATCAATCAAGAATCTAAGATTCAGATCATCATAAAGAACCTTGTCACCAGGAACTGCAATATCCTTCAGGTAACTGGCTTGCACTGCAGTTCCCATACTGATCGAGGGAATATTTGCAGACTGGCACATAAAGTCAACCTTCGGTGCCTTTGAAAGGATAAATTTGAACCCGACAGGAGACATGTAGTTCCTGTTGGATATTTGTTTCGCAAAGGGAGATTGACTCATGAGAGTTTTATTTGTATTTAGATAAAAAAAGAGGGGTCCGAAGACCCCTCTGCACTTCCTTCACACGGAGTGAAAGTATATCACATAAGGTTGGTAACGGCAACGCGACGATAGTAGCGGTTGCTGTTAACGGTAAGAGTACCGTTACCCTGGGTTGTACCCTGGGAGAATGGGTTCTCGACCATACCATAACGAGTCTTAAAGCCAATTTTTGGCTGGAAGGTGTTCTCGCCGACGGCGCGTACCATCTGCAGAGGTACGTATGGGCAGTAGAAGAGACCAGCGTCATAAGGGGAAGCACCCTTATAACCGATGACGTAGTACTGAGTTGCAGCACTGTTGGCAGCATATGGGTCAATGTAGACTCTATACTTACCATTGATTACACCAGCGAAGGTGTTACCAGTGTCATCAACGTTGAGGTTTGCGTTGAGAGCAGGGGTGTAGTCCAGAACACCAGCCATGGTCAGTGCAGAAGCAACGTCTGCAGAACACATGATGATGTTGCCCTTCCCTCTACGAGTTCTCTGGGCGATTGCGTTCGCATCTCTTTCGATCTGGAACAGGAGACCCTTGAACTTCTCAACAGACCAACGACCGTTGGAGTCAACGTCGAGGTTGAAAGTACCAGCCTGAGCGGTGTTGACCTGAGCACCAGTCTCAGCAACTTTGTAGATGGTACGGATGACTTCGCGGTTGATCTCAGCAAGAATCTCAGTGGAGAGAATGTTTGCGAGTTCAGCCTCAGCGTTCAGACCGTGAATTGCCTTCAGGTCCTGAGCCAGTTCCATCGAGTACTCAGCTTTCAGAGCACGGGACTTCGCGGTAACGGTGACCTTCTCGATCGAGAAAGCCATTTCGTTGAACTGGTTATCGCCAACACCCAGACCTTCAGCGTCGTCTGTACGCATACCCTGACCTACGCTGTAGGCAGCTTGGGTTGCGGTGGTGGAAGGATTCAGAGCACCTGGGTTAGTACCAGTCTGAGAGGTGCTACCAAGACCAGTAGCGCCGTTAACGAATCCATCAGTCTGCGAGAAGGACGAAGACTGACCTGCGAATGCAGAATCTGGCTCGTTGAACAGAGCTTCAGTACCCAGTCTACGGTCGGCGTTGGTTCCGTCAACATAACGGGAACGCATCGCGAAGATGAGTCAGTAGGAGCGTTCATTGGTTGAACGCCAGCCAGGTCATATGCGACCAGGTTAGGCATGGAGCGTCTGATCAGGGAGATCAGAACAGGGTCGAAACCAGCAACAGGGCCGGTTGCGGTGGCGGATCCAGTGTATCCACCGTTGCCGACGCTCATAGTAGGAGCTTCGGACAGGAATGCTTTTTCTTCAGAGAGGAATCTCTCTTGGTTCTCCAGGAGTTGGGCGGTTACTGCGCGACGATGGGAATCCTTAATTGGATCAAGACCATCATGCTCAAGAAGGGGTGCCCACTTCTCCTGCAGATGTTCGGCATTGAACATTTGCGTTTACCTAATGAATGTGTACGTTTGTTATGTTAATAAAGTTGAGATCACTTCTGAACTGATCTGGAAAGTACCTGCATGTAAGCGGCCATCGACCCAGAAACATCTTGGTCGGTGCTTTCGGTCAGGACTTCAGACTCACTTCTCTTCGGAGAAGACTTGAAATACGACTCTTTCAGAGTCTCAAGCTTTTCCTTATAAGACTCTTCACTCTCAAACTCTACACCCTCAGCAAGGGAAGCGAGCTTGTCTTTCTGAACGGTCGTCAGACCTTCAGCGACATCGGAAAGGATACCACCAGCAGTTGCCTCGGAGAGACGCTTGTTGATCGAAATATTCTTCTCAATTTGCTCGTTGAGTTTTGTCTCCATTTCATCTAACTTGTCTACCATAGACTCAACAACATCATATTTCTCTTCAGGGATAGTTACATAATGATTTTCAAAAAGACCCTTCATTCCTTCAAGGAACGATTCGGTCATTTCGGTTCTGAGACCATGCTCGACTGCGATTGCATTTTCGGTGATCCACTCGTCAGCGACGTACTCCAGATAGGAGTCAACACGTTCGACCAGTTCTCCCTTCATTGCTTCAACTTCTTCAACAAGTTGAGCTTCGTAGCGAGCTTCGAGGGCCTCTCTGATTTCGGTTACTTTAGACTTCAGAGCAGCCTCGAAAATAGTCTTGGCCTTATCTCTGAACTCTTCGGAGAGTTCTTGTCCACCGAGCAGAGCGTTAACGTCTTCTTCGACATCAACGTCATCGGTGATTTCAGGAAGTTCTTCGGCAACAGTCTCTTCGACTGTCTCCTCTACGACTTCCTCTTCTGTAGCTTCGTCTTCAGCGATGATTTCGGTCTCTTCAACCTCAGCCTCTTCTTTCGAAAGGGCGCCCTTTACGGACTTGAGATTTTTGGCATGACCGCCTTCACCACCTGGGTCCTTAAGTTTTGCACTATCGTCATCGGGACGATAGTTTTCTGG